GATGAAAAGTACTATAACAACAAGCAATTATCCTCTGACGGACTTTATCAGCTCAATAGCACTTTGATAGATCACCCTGACGACCTTATTATAGCTGATAGTGCCGAGCCTCGACTTATTGCAGACCTGAGAGACAAGGGGCTAAATATAGAGCCTTGCGAGAAAGGAGCAGGAAGCGTATCGGCAGGTATAACCACCATGCTTAATTATAAGTTAGTAGTAACCCCTGAGAGCTTCAATGTGATGAAGGAGCTAAAGAATTACGCTTGGAATGACAAAAAAGCAGGTATACCAATAGATAACCACAACCACGCTATAGATGCTATTCGTTACATTACAATGAAGCTGCTAAGTGGTACCAATAACAACCTATACCAACTCGCCTCAATGATTTAGCGGAGAGTCTCCGCGGCAACTCAAAATTAAAAACTCAAAATTCAGAAACAATGACCCAAGAAGAATTTAAACAAGATGTGTCTCTGATTGACACTACTACCTATCAAAGGCAGTATGATGTCAAAAAGCATGAGATATTCACCAATAAGCATAAGTTCCCAGACCCTGAAATCGTAATACCTCTTACGGACGAGGTAGGTAATCCCTTATTAGATAGTCAGAACAAACCACGATTTGAAAAGCGTACTCGTTCCCTCAATCGTATAGGACTACCTTATCAAAAGCGTATTGTAGAAATTGCCACGATGTTCCAAACCGCTATTCCCTACAAATATACCGCAGAGGATAGTCCGCTCTTTGCTGCCTTTCAAGAGGTTATCAAAGCCAACAAAATGAGTTTCTCTGATAGTGTTATTTGTACAGAGGTCAAGCGTTACACCCTTGTAGCCGAGCTTTGGTATCTGGAGGAACAGTCTAACGAACAATATGGCGTACCTACTCAATACCTATTGCGACACAAGTTACTATCTCCGCTCAAGTACAAGCTATATCCACGCTTTGACGACAATGACAACCTTATCTCTTTTGCTATTGAAAGCACTACCAAGGATAATAAAAAGACCATATTCCAAGGCTTTACCGCTGATGAGATATACACTTTTACTACAGAGAATGGAGTTACTACCACAGAGGTAAAACCTAATATAATTGGTAAAATACCAGTAGTACTCTATCGTCAAGAAGAAACAGAATGGAATGCTGTACAGCACCTCATAGAGATAGCTGAGGTACAGCGTACCTATTTTTCTGAAAGTAACAAGAAGTTCGGAGAACCTATCCTAATGATCGCAGGAAAGGTAGAAGGTAAAATGGCTGTCAATAATACAGGGGGCAAGGTCTATGAGGTCAAGGACGGAGGTAATGTTCAATTCGTAGTACCACCTAATGCTAATGAAAATTTTGACCGTGAAATGAGTATGAACAGGCGTGATATACACGAGTTCACCCATACCCCCGACCTTTCCGATGAGTTCTATGCAGGCAAAGGCAATATGCTCTCGGGAGTAGGACGCAAACTCGCATGGCTACCTGCTCACCTCAAGGTGAAAGATAACGAGGCTATATTTATCCCTGCTCTACAAAGGCGTATCAATATCATTTTGGCTTTCCTCTCTAAGATGTATATTCCCTTTGAGAAAGAACTCAAAACCATAAACATCACCCCTATCATCACTCCGTTCGATATTGACGACGATACCGAGATGATACGTACCCTTATGGAAGCCAACGGAGGAAAACCTTTATTATCACAACGAGAAGCCATGCAACGCTTTGGTATTACAGACCCTGAAGCCCAATTACAGCAAATCAAAGACGAGGAAAATAGCAACCTCAATGAAGCAAGTATCTAATGAATTACGATAACGAACATAGAAAGCACCTACTCGCTTACCTACAACAGATAGAACGCTTATTCTATCAGTGGGTAGGTTTTTCTGTGTCATTGGCACTTAAAACTGACTTCAAAGAGTTTGTTACAAAATCTTTATTTGCCTTTGCCGCTACCAAAAAAGGAAAAGCCTTTGATAAGGAGTTAGAAAAATTCAGCAACCAATTAGACCAAATCATAAAGCAAGGCATTACCAAAGAATGGGCTTTTGCGAACCTCAAACAGGATAAACTACTAAGAGAAGGACTAACCAAGTATCAGAACTTAGAAGCCCTTGAGACCTTTAAGAAACGTAAGATTAAAGATTTCACGGTCTCCAATCGTGTATGGGACATCGCTAAAAAAGCCCAAACTGAAATAGAACTTGCTTTATCTGTTTCCTTGGAGGAGGGCAAAAGCGCTGTCCAACTAAGCCGTGAAGTACGCAACCTATTGAACAACCCCACTGCATTATTTCGCAGGGTAAGGGACAAATACGGCAACCTTGTACTAAGCAAAAACGCCCAAAACTATCACCCTGGGCAAGGAGTTTATAGAAGTGCCTACAAAAACGCTTTGCGCCTTGCCAGCAATGAAATCAATGTAGCCTATAAATCCGCTGATTGGTTACGGATACAGCAAAACCCTGATGTAGTAGGCTTCGAGGTACGCCTATCCCCACAGCACAAAGTATATGATGTATGTGATGAACTCAAAGGTAAATATCCTAAATCCTTTCACTTTCACGGCTGGCATGTAGGCTGTAAGTGTCATATTGTTACTATTCTTAAGACTGACGAAGAACTTATCAAAGAACTCAAAGCCAATGAAACACTACCTCCTGAAAGTTCCTCTAATTACGTGAGTGATGTGCCAAGCAACTATAAACAATGGGTAACAGATAACAAAGATAGGTTCAAGAATTGGAAAACAAAGCCATATTTTATTGAGGCTAACAGAAGTGATAAGGATATATTACAGAAGTTATTAGAAGTATCAAAGCCTTTCCAAAAAACTAGTAAAAGGATTTTTCTAAAATAAAAAACTACCTTGGGAGTAAAATATTCAAGGTAGTTAGTGAGCTTCGGGATATAACCGCAATTACACTCTGGCGGGCGTTGCCCATAAATAATGTTTTTAAAGGTGAAAACTCGGCTTAACATCTATCTCTTGCGTATAGCTTTGCATTCCCGTTCTCTGGCGGGCGTTGCCCAAAACTTTACCCCCATTATTTCACCGCAAATATACAACAATATTTTTAAATATCAACAAAAATATGAAAATTAACACTATTGACATACAAGCTACCTACCATACCTACCTTTTAGATGGAAACTACAAGGATTTACTTTGCTTTCCTCCTCTCAAAAAACTAAATAGTAACGACTGGGCAGAGTATTACGGCAAAGAATACGACACTGACGATCCACAATTAGACACATTCTCTTTTTCATTGTCTTTTATCTCCAAAAGCAACCAATACGATGCATTTATATCCTTTCTATCCGCTCAAACCTATAACGATTTTCTTTTTGAGGAGCTGGGTAAGTCTTTCCGATTACGCTTTGTTGGGGTGAGAAAAGCTAAAAAAGAAGAAGGTTATATCTCCTATGAGGCTACTTTTGCTAATGACAATCCCTTGCAGGGTTACACCTATATAGCCCCTAATGACACTTTACCTCCTTCAGGTTTTACGATTGACAACATAGACCTATCCAAGTATGGTATTTATCTATTAGAAGAGAATGAAAGCAACCTACTAAAGAGCTACGAGGTAAAAGAGCACCTAACTACTACAAGCAATACCATTATGGGGGTACAATATGCTGAATATCCTAACGTATTTAAGGAGCGTACTCTTGAGCTTCTCTGCTACATCAAACAGCCTATCAATAGCTTTTGGAAATTGTACGAAGCGCTATTATACAACCTCTCTCAACAAGGAGAACGTACCATAAATGCTTTTGGTAGTACCTTTAAGGCTATCTATCAAAAAGCAAGTGTAAAAGAGGTGCTTCTTACAAAAGACACTTTGAGGGTAGAATTTACCCTTTACTTGGTAGTAGTATAAAAAATATACAAAGAAAATACAAAAAATAAACAAACTCATATAAAGAGTATGTCTTACGCATGGTGTATCTTTGTGCTTGGAATTTAAGTACTAATCGCTGATAACTATGCAACTTCATTTTAATAGCACCTATATAGATGTCCTCCCTACTGATGAGAGCTACCGATACCGCTCCATTATGGGAGAACACACCCTTACCTTATATTTTGCATTACCTTCTTATACAGATATACCTACTGGTGCATGGTGTGAATTTGCTAATGAGAGGTACACACTCAATCAGCCCGCTAAAATCGTAAAACATAACACACGACACTTTGAATATACCCTTACCATGGATAGCGAGGGGGTAAATCTCAAGAATTACAAGTTTCGTAATCCCAACGATAAGACCCTTAAATTTCCTTTTACAGCTTCCCCACGTTATCATATTCAGATATTAGTAGATTGTCTTAATATGATAGATAGCGGGTGGCAAGTAGGTAATTGTATAGAAGCCTCTGAGAAACTTGTATCTTACAACCATAATAACTGCCTCGAAGCATTGGAAATGATAGCCAAGGCTTTTGAGACAGAATACGAAATCATAGGCAAAACCATTCATTTGCATAAGGTAGAGTATTTTAAGGACAATCCCCTCCCCCTCCAATATGGCAAGGGCAAAGGCTTTAAGACAGGTGTAAGTCGTACTACCGAGCAGAGTCGTATTACCCGCCTCTATGTACAAGGAGGTGACCGTAATATTGACCGCTCTAAGTATGGCAACAAGGAATTATTACTACCCAAATCACAAGAGTACATGTATGAGGGTGTAACATTCATTTCAGATGACAAAGGGCTATCAATAGCTATCAAGAATGCGCAAAATAACGGATTTATCAATGAGCAAAGCCTTGATTTGTCTCATATATATCCTAAGCGTAAAGGTACAATTACAGAAGTATTTGAAGTGGATCACGACAAACACTTCTATGATTTTACTGATACCTCCATACCTCAAGCCCTTGATTTTAATGCAATGCAAATCAAAGGTGAAAAAATGCTTATCTACTTCGAAAGCGGCATGTTATCAGGTAGAGAGTTTGAGGTACAGAAATACGACCACAATCAAAAAAGGTTTCAACTCGTACCAAAAGAGGAAGATGGCGTAACAATGCCTAATGACATATTCAAACCTGCCATAGGTGATGAATATTCCGTCTATAATATGCAAATGCCTAATGCTTATATTTGTGATGATAACACTAAAACGGGTGCCAGCTGGGAGATGATGAAGGAAGCGTGTAAATACCTATACGAAAATAGAGCAGACTTATTTACATTCACTGGAGACTTAGATGGTATATACGCCAAAAAACACTGGACAAATATAGGAGGTCGCCTCAAAATGGGTGCATATATCAATTTTTCCGATACCGAATTTCAACGCACCCCCGTGCCTATTCGCATTGTAGGGCTAAAAGAGTATGTAAATAACCCCTACAGCCCACAAATAGAGCTATCTAACAAAGTACAAGGGCATTCTTTTGTTTCTGAAATTCGTAAACTCCAAAACCAAGAAGTATATTTTGGAGAACTCAATAAGCGTACACAATCATTAACTAAAAGAAGCTGGCGTGATGCTCAAGAAACCATCAAGCAAATAGAAGCAGCCTTTCCTGAATATACCAAGAGCATCGTCCCTGCCACCGTACAAACAATGATGGCACTTATTGGAAACAAAGCTACTCAATTTGCTTTTGTATCCTCTAAGACAAATCCTATTACTGTACCTCATGCATTGTATTTTGATAAAAACACCAAGCAAATCAATGCAGGTAGCGGATGGCTTAAACATTTTACACTTGGAACTACCGATATAAACCCCAATCGTGATGCTAACAGCTACAAGTATTGGAATATTCCTGCTTTCGTATCAGGTAGATTAGACGATAAGGCTAAAACCTATTATCTCTATATCAAAGCATCCAAAACCGCTGAAACGGGTGAGTTTATCCTATCCGAAAACAAAATAGATATAGAGCAAGAAGCAGGTTTTTATCATTTCCTATACGCCACTGTCAATTCTGAATATGAAGGTGAGAGAGGTATTGCAAAACTCAACGGCTTTACTGAAATCACTGGCGGACAAATCAAAACCGATAAGATAACATCAGGGAATGGAGAGCAGTATATACATCTCTTTGATGACCATATAGAAATCAAAGCCAATCTTAAAATAACAGATGGCAACAAAACAGAAATAAAGCAACTTATAAATCCTGATTTGCAGTCATTGGAGAGTAGGCTAAAATCAAGTATCAACAATATTCAGGTTGGTGGAAGGAATTTGTTAAAAAATAGTGGTAAAAGAATCACTAATAACAACTATAATATTGCTATATATGAATTAACAGAAAATATTAATGAAGGAGAGACTGTAACCTTAACTATTAAAGGAAAATTAGGAGTTGGAAAGACAGTTTTTGCAGCTTATAATAGTGGTGATTTTCTTGAGTTATCTCAACTATTTGACAAAGGTAATGGTATTTATCAAAACACATTTAACTGGAGAAAATTTATTAATGGTAGAACAGCTGATAATAAAACACTTTGGATTTGGACTTATCATTCACATGTTATTACTGAAAGTACGATAGAATGGATAAAACTTGAAAAAGGAAATCGTTTTACTGAATGGACTCCTGCTCCTGGTGATTTAGAATCTCAGATTACAACAGCAAAAACCGCTACAGAAGCATACGCACGATCACAAGCAGAACTTACAAAAGCACAAGCTATTGCCAATGCCGACGGCAAAATAACAGCGGCAGAACAACGACAAATACAACAACTCCAACAAAAACTCCAAGAAGCTAAAACATTTGCTGAACAAAAAGTAAATGATTTGAATGTTGGAGGAAGAAATTTATTATATAACAGCAAGCAAAGAATAACCAATAGCTATTATAATATAGCAACATACCGATTAACAGAAAATATTAATGAAGGAGAGGCTGTAACCTTAACTATTAAAGGAAAGTTAGGAACTGGAAAGACAGTTTTTGCAGCTTATAATAGTGGTGATTTTCTTGAGTTATCTCAACTATTTGACAAAGGCAATGGCATTTATCAAAACACATTTAATTGGAAAAAAGTTATTAATGGTAGAACAGCAAATAATCAAACATTATATATTTGGACTTATGATGGTTCTGTTTCTGCTGAAAGTACGATAGAATGGATAAAACTTGAAAAAGGCAACAAACCTACCGACTGGTCACCAGCTCCTGAAGATGTATGGGATACAATGGTGGATTTAGGTATCATTGACAAAAATGCAGCGGCTATCAATGAAGCCGAAAAAGCCAATATAAAGTATATCAATGGTATATTTAGCAAGGGCGCTGACTATACTAATGGTACGGAAACAATAAAAAACACCATCACTACTGGAGCTTTAACTGTTGGAAACACATTAGGGGGAAATGCAGGTATTAATGGGGCGGGACTTGATGGCAAATCTATTCGTTTCTTCGCAGGTGCTAACTATAGAGAAAAAGAGAGAGCTCCTTTTAGAGTTCAAGATGACGGGAGTATATATGCCTCAAAGGGACAAATAGGAAACTTTAAAATAGAAAGTGCAAGCGATACCAGCTTAACAGCAAATGGCCTTACTGTTGCTTCAAATGGAATCATAAGGGCTTTTGGAAGTGTTACAAATAGGTCTACACAAGTAATCATAAATGATCCTGATCAATTGCAAGAATTAGTAGGAACAAGACCTGCCGCTAGTATATATTCGTCAGGATTTGGAGACACTAATCATACAGCTTTACACTTAACAAGTATAGGAGGGTATTATAATACGGCTCTTGTATTAGAGGCAGAAAATGGGACAAACGGATCTACTGCTATAGATATCAGAAGTGGAGATATACTTGTAAATGGCAAGAAAGGTTTCTCTGGCACGATAAACATTGGTAATATTAGGATAACTGTAACTAATGGAATTATCACAGGAGCGCAATAAATTAAAACTTTATAAAATGCAAATCATTCAACAAACAACGCGTATCACCGCACAAGAAGAAGTACAGAATGCTATTGTGATGTACTCTTACGAATTTGAGAAAGACCAAAATCCACAAGCAGTGGCTTTTTCTGTACAGAAAAGTACAGAAGGACAAGTAGGATATTCCTATTTGCAAGGAACAGTAACCGAGCATGATTTCAATATGCAAAACAACAATTTCCAACCATCGGATATTGACTTGATAAAGCATATTCATACCACTTGCTCGGCGATCATCAAAGGAGAAAACACTGAAAAACCAAAAGCCAATGATACGAAAAAATAGGTTTCTCGTGCCAAAAGGGTATAGGGCAATCACCCTATATCCTTTCATCTTCGTTCGCAACGATAGTGATAAGTACGATAAAGTGCTTATCAATCACGAACGTATCCATTTGCGACAACAAAAGGAACTACTGGTAATCCTTTTCTATATCTGGTATTTCCTTGATTTTCCTTTCAAGTATTTACGCTATCGCAATTGGGATAAGGCTTACCGCAATATCATATTTGAAAGGGAAGCCTACGCTAACCAAAACAACCTTGACTACCTCAAAGTAAGAGGTATGTGGAGGTTCATTGCTTATTTTTAAAAATAATAGTCAATAACAAAAAAAAATAAATGGAAAAAATCTTTGTAATTCTTTGGATACTACTCTGTATCTATATTCTTGTACTCCTTATGATATTTACAGACCTTTGGAGTGGTGTGCGCAAGGCTAAACGATTGGGTATTGCGCGTAACTCCTACGGCTATAGGCGTACCATTAGCAAAATGGCACAATACTACAATATTCTTATTGCATGTACTATTGTGGATAGTATGTATGGTATGCTTTCTTGGTTTTTAGAAACTTATTATCAATATTCGATTTGGTTATTCCCATTCTGTACATTCTTTATAGCCGTAGTCTTATGTCTTATCGAAATCAAATCGATACGTGAGAAAGCTGAAGACAAAGTTCGATTAGACCGTGCAGGACAAGCCATTCAACAAGTATTTATCAATCGTGATAACTTAGAGGAAGTAGCTAAGACTATTTCTAATTATATGAAAGAAAGTGATAATTCTAAAACAGAAGACCATGAACCAAACACAGCTTAATTTTATCAAAACCTACAAGCCCTACGCATTGGAAACAGAGCGTAAGACGGGTATTTCTCATCTCTTTATTTTAGCACAAGCAGGGCTTGAGAGTGGTTGGGGTAAGAGTGTCCGAGGGAATATGTTTTTTGGAGTAAAAGCCCTAAAAAGCACTCCCAAAGAGAAAAAGCAGCTCCTAAGAACGACGGAGGTATTGGCTACCCCTAACGAAAAGAGCAAATTCCCAGAAGTAATTAGCATAACCAAACGTACAGACGGCAGATACTTGTATATCGTACGAGATTGGTTTATGAAGTACGATACCCCTGAAGAATGTTTTACAGACCACGCTAATTTCTTTTTCAGGAATAAGCGATACGCCAAAGCGTTGGAGGTAAAAGCCGACCCTTACAAGTTCGCCGAGGAAGTCGCAAAGGCCAGCTATGCCACTGCTCCTAACTATGCTGAGAGCCTCAAAACACTCATTAAAGAAATTGAAAAAGTAAAATAGTTATGTATGAGAAAGATTTTGTATTTACTCTTAACCCTTTTGTTACTGACTGGTTGCAAAGGCAAAAAATTAAACAAAATAGAGCACAGAGAAGAGCAAAAGAGCGAAAGAAAAGAGGTAAAAGACAACTCCACACATGCAGAAAAAGTCCAAAAGGTAAGCGCTTTTGACCTACAGCAATCCCAATCCTATGAAATCACCCTTGAGAGTGATAAGGATAGTATTGGACATATCAAAGAAGTAGTGTATTATCGTATCAGGGACGGAGACAAGGAAACTATAAGAGTACAGGGCGGAAAGGTTACCCTTAAAACCATAGACAACCTTTCTAAGAGCTTGCAACAAGCTGATACTACTCTTTATATAGACAATAAGATAAGCCAAAAATCCGAGATACAAAGCCAATATACACAAGCCACTAAGCAGGTGCAGAAAGAAGTTAGAACAATTCCCTTTGCCTTTATTATTGGCGCTTTGCTAATAGGAGCGATTGCCTTGCTCTTGTGGAGATTGAAGCTGTTTCGGTAAATAATTAAGCCCTCGTAGTGAGGGCTTTTTTTATTGCATGGCATTTTTACCCCCAAACAAACAGAAAAACAAAAAAAATACAAAAAAAGAACAAATTATATACAAACTGATATACATCTTATCTTCAAGCCCTTGCGTACCTTTGCAGTAAAACAAATATTGTACATTTATGGAAAAAATCCTACAAGCTCTCAAAACCAAGTATGCGCACTTGGGGTTAGAGGAAAACATCTTAAAAGCAATCGCTACTCGCTTAGCGGCTGCGGTTAAAGACGATACGGAAATTGAAGACGCCGTAAAAGGAGTTGAGGAAGAAGTCAAGCTATTGCAATCAGTAACAGACAAAGGGCGTACCAGCCTTTCCAAAGCTGAGGAAGCTCGCAAGAAATTAGAGAAAGAACTCGAAGAAATGAGGGCTAAATCTAATCAAAATCCTCAAAACCCACCTACTCCACCCACAGAACCTAAACCCGACGAAATGCCAGAGTGGGCAAGGGGCCTTTTGGAAGCTGTCAATAAACAAAATGAAACTATTGCAGCCTTTCAAGCAGAAAAGCAACAACAAACCGCTAAGGAGCGTTTCCTAAACCAACTCAAAGCGCAGGGGGTATCCGAGCCGTTCTACAAACATCACTTAGGGCGTACTTTCAAAGACGATGAAGAAATGAATGCCTTTGTCAGCGAACTAAAAGCCGATGAACAAGCGTTTTTGCAAGCACAAACCAATACGCAACTATCATCGCTATCAGGTTCGGTATTAGGAGCAGGAAAAGACAACAATGGCGTTTCTGCCGATGTACAAGCGTATATTAATGAAACTTTCAAAAAACAGTAAACACTTATGAAACAAGTCCAAATTTCAGACAAAGCGGGACGCCAAATAGTTGTATTTGACCAAGTGGACGCTACCTACCCTGGTGGAGTACAAATTGACCCTACTACCGCCAAAGCTCGCTTCACTAACGGCGTAGTACCCGCAGGCACACTCTTAGTGCCTCACACCGATGGTACGTTTAAGGTGGTGAATGAAACACTTTCACAAACGAATACCGCAGGAGCATTGGGGCTTACCGCTCACGATGTAGTTATTGACGATATGCCACTTGTAGCAGTCATTATGGCAGGAACAGCACGCAAAGACGCGCTACCCGACAAAGAAAAAGCAGGCGTGGCATTCCTACGCACATCTTTGCCTCGTATCTCATTCATTTAATAACCTAAAAAAATAAAAGCAGATGAATATCAACGCAAACAACATTATTACCGAGTTTTCTCAGGCTAATATGAATGCTATTATTCAAGCCTACCCATTAGGAGATTTGCGCTACCGCGAATATTTTCCTTTGGTGTACAATCCTTTTCTTACTTATTCTAATATTGAAGGGGCTGACGGGGCTAAAATAATGGCGGACATCGTGGCTATTGGCTCAAAAGCACCACGCAAAGGGCGTGATTTTGTGGAAAACATCAAAGGCGAAATACCAAAAGTAGAAATCGCTCGTGATTTGAACGAAAAAGACCTCCTAACCATTCAACAACTCCGTTATGCGGTAAGTGCTAACCCTACTAATGCAGGTATTAAAAACCAGCTTATTAATAAGATATACGAAGACCCTCGTTTTTGTATTGACGGTATCAATGCTCGTATGGAGTGGATGGCTAAACAACTTGTATCTACTGGTAAATATAAAACTACCGCTACCAATAATGGTGGAGTTGTGAATGTATCGGTAGACTTCAAAGTAAAAACACAAAACGCACTCAAGAAATGGGCAGATGATGATGCTAACCCTATAGAGGAAATCGAAAAATACCAAGAGGAAGCTAAAGGCAAAGGGTATAGCTATACCACTATCACTATGAGCCGTGCTACTCTCAATCAGGTATTGAAGAACAAAAGCACACGTGCTTTTGTGTTAGGTGTTCCTATCAACGCTACTACCATTTTGCCTGATGTGCGTTTGGAACAACTCAACGCCGAACTTGCTGAACGTGGATTACCTACTATCAAAGTATGGGAGTCTTTCGTCAGCTTTGAGGGCAAAGACGGAGAAGTAACCGTGGCTAATGGTTGGGAAGAGGGTAACGTATTATTCTCTACTTCAGCATTATTGGGTAGTACTCAATACACAACTACCACCGAGTTTACAATGGACTTTGCCGATGTGATGAGCAAATCTATTAAGGATAGCTTCATTTTGGTAAATACTTTTGGGCATCAAGACCCTATATTGGTATCTACCAAGGCAACGGCTTTTGCTACTCCAGTATTGAACGATAGTAAGCGTAAACTCATCATCAAAACGAAGTTCTAATGACAGCGCAAGCGTATATTGATGAAAAACTTAAACTCTGGAATGTAGAATACCCCACTACCCTACTTGTTGCCGAAATGCAACGGGTAGGATTGGGGCTTTCTGATGAGTTCAACGAGGAGAACGAGAGAAAGACAAAGCTATTTTTCTACAATCTCATTCCTGAACTCTTATTGCGCCCAGTGTCCTTTTCTGAAGGTGGTTTATCTTTCTCTTATGACAAATCAGCTATTACAGCCTTTTACAATTTGCTTTGTAGACAGCTCGGTAGGGTCAATTTGTTAGAGGAAAAAGCCACTGTAAGAGATATTACCAATATGTTTTAAAGATGAAAATATACCCTTATTTACTTAGAAAAAAAGTGTCCCAACAGCCAACTATCAATGAAGACGGCATACCTATCTATCCAAGCGACCCTATCGAGTGGCAAGAAATAGGTGTATGTCGTGATGAGATAGCAGGAGCAGGACAAAAGATAAGTAAAACAGATGGGCAAATCTTTGATTGTACCGCTACTATCTATGCACCAAAAGGAACGCCTACTATAGCAGCAGGCACCACGATTCAGGTAGTAGATAACGAGGGTAATATCCGCCTTGAAAAGCAGGTAATTCGTTTTTCCACTGATTATTTCCATTGCCGTATATTCGTATGATAACACCACAATTCACCTCCGCAGATATTGAGCGTATGCTCCAAGAAAAGATAGCCAAATACGAAGAGAAAATCGTTCGTATCCTGCGCAATGTAGGTGAAAAGTGTATCAATGAAGCGCGTGAGTATGGTAGTTATCAGGATAGGACAGGTAACCTCCGTTCGTCCATTGGGTATATTGTCTTAAAAGACGGCAAACCTATTGAAAAAGGAGGATTTCAACTCACCAAATCAGGCAATGATGGACAGAAAGAAGGCGAGACATTTATCAATAAGGTAACATCTCAATATCCAAAGGGGTTTGTGCTTGTTGTGGTTGCAGGAA